TGAAACATCTTTGATATTCAAGGATAGTATTCCTGAATATGACGCTAACGGAAATCTAAAGCGTGATAGTGCTGATTTTTCCGTTGTTAAAGTGCAACCGTCACTCAATACGGTTATGTATTTGTTAAAGAGGATAGTCAAAAATGCGTAAAATGAAAGCCGTATTATCCGCTGATAGTCTTAATCAGTTGGCACATGATTTCAAAACCTATGTCAATTCGATAGACTTAAAATGTGAAAAGTTTATAGAACGGCTTATAAATGAGGTTGGAATACCTGTTATAGACGCAAATATAGCAAATGCAAAGGGTGATAGTACCAAAGATACAAATACATACGTTGAAATACGTAGGCAACCAAACAAAGAGATACAGGCAACGCTTGTTGTTGAGAATGAGGACATTCTATTCATTGAGTTTGGTGCTGGTATCGTTCTTAACCGAGGTAAGCCATCTCATCCAAAAGAAAAACAGTTTGGCTATGGAGTAGGTACATATCCCGGACAAACACACGCATTTGATGATGAGGGTTGGTGGTATTGGAATGGACATAGGAGAATACATTCCTATGGTACAGAAGCCACAATGCCTGTTTATGAGGCATATAAAGCGATGGTAGATCAAGTTGAGAGGATAGCGAAAGAGGTATTTGCTAATGGATGATTTTTGGTATATGAAAGTCGAAAGCATTGTTTTTGACCGTATCAAGAAAAAGTCAAAAGACTATCTTTCAAAATATCCTGATTTGATATTCACTTCCGAGGAAGTCACACAAACGCCTACAAAGTTTCCTTGTGTGGAAATAAGGGAATTACAGGGTGTCGAGCAAGGTATTACACTTGATAATGAATATGTATCTGGTTATCTTTCAACATTTCAGATAAATGTTTACGATAACAAATCAAAGCAGATAGCAAGGGATGTTATGGAAGAAGTGATAAGTCATTTCAAAAAGGATTTACACTTTAGTATCGTGGCTATGCCTATTCACACGAATAATGGCGATATACACCGTTATATAGCAAGGGTTAGACGAATGATAGGCGGTGGCGATAAACTCTAAATAAAGGGCAAAATCGGGCGTATTTAGTCCGTTTGCAATATACACATGACAGAAAACTCCTTAATGGAGTTTTTTTGTTGCAACAAACTAACTTCACAAGGAGGTAAAAACGATGGCTGTTTATTCAGTTCCCGGCGTGTCAACACTTCAAATGACATTATCGTATTTTGATGACGCTGCAACACGCCCTACTACCGGCACAGGAACACAACTCGGTCGTATCAATGGTATCGGTGAGATTTCTGTCGATCCTGAACAGATTGACGCATCTGCACTTGAAGATACCAAAACGCAGTATGTAAAAGGTCGTGATACCGTATCAGATCAATGGAATATCACGGTTAACACACAGCCTGAAACGATTGATGAGTGGACTTCACTTAAAGGTCTTACAAAGTGGTTTAAGGTATCTCATCCGACTTTAGGTTATTCCTATTGGGTACGTGGTACTGTACCGCAGACACTTCCGCTTTCTGCCGTAGATCAGAACTCACTTTTGACTATGGAACTCGGTATAACCGTAGTAGATGTCGGAGATTGGGTTGCAAACGCTTGATAGCGTAATTACAGGGGTTATCTTTTAAGGTAGCCCCTTTTTTCTTTTATATGGAGGATGATAAGGATGAAAACATTGAAAATAGGTAGTGAAAACTACATTCTCGAATTTGGTTTCGAGGCAGCTATGGAATCTGATGTTGTTCAGATGGAGTTTGACATTTTAACAGGTGCAAGTATGGCAAAGGAAGCTGAAACCTTTGACGGTAAAGAGATAAATGCCATGCTTACCGCAACAAGTAAGATTGTAGGTTCTATACCTACATTTGTATCAAAAGCATTTTATGCTGGAATAAAGTTGCACCATGAAGATTTGGATAAAGCGGATTCGGATAGACTTCTGAAAACATACATGAAACAGGAGAAGATTTCATTTATGAAAATGAATACTGTTATTCAGGAATGTATGCAAGATGATGGTTTTTTCGAGATCAGCGGTCTGATGGAAACGATAGAGGACTTGACAACAGCGGTAGAGGATCAAGTGAAAGAGATCGAGAAAGAGATGACCGCCCCGAAAACACAGACGAAGCCGAAAACCAGAGCTTCAGGGAGCAAATAATCAATGAATACTTACCGGGGGCGATTGCCCTCGGTGTATCATATAGTGATTTCTGGAGAATGACACCAAAGATACTCAATGCCGTGAAAAAAGGGCATGATTTACGTATACGAGAGATGGATGATTATGTTCATCAAGCCGTAGGATATTACGGTTTATCAGCCCTGATGGTTTCAATAGAGCATTGTTTATTTGGGAATAAAGCTAAAACAGAGTATCACAAAGAATCATTGTTAGACGATCATTACATTGTTGACAAGGAATATGAACAGACAGAGTTTGATGAAATGTCCGAGGATGAGCAAAGAGAACTACTCATGCGAGGATTTGGGTTAGACCGTTTGGAGAAGAAAAATGGCTGATGCACAGACGATAGATCAATTAGCGATAGAGATTACCTCATCCATAACAGGCGAAAAGAAACTTGAAAGATTTTCAAAAGCCTTAACGGATTTAGCGGTTACATCTCAAAGTGTCAATACAAATAACTTAAAGTCAACGGCAACTAATATTAGTGCCTTTTCTACGGCTTTAGGTAGTATTAACACTAATGGCGTAAAGAATTTCGCTAATGCTATCAAACGTCTGTCAGAGATAAAAGCCGAGAATGTAGGCGGTCTTGACGCTCTTTCAAAGTCTATAATCACATTAACCACTTCTGCCGGAAACGTAGAGGGGCTTACAAGGTTGACAAATGCCCTTGCGAGGCTTTCAAATGCCGATATGAGTGGTTTCAATGGTGGCTCATTCTCACAGATAGCAAGCACTATCACAGGGCTTGTAGGATCGTTATCACAAGCAGAACAGGTAGACGCTGGCATAACCAGACTTGTTACGGCTATTGCTAAATTAGGTGATAGCGGTCAATATATCGGAAATGTGGCTACGGAACTCCCGAAAATAGGTATCGCACTTACTACACTTATCAAGAGTTTACAAGGTGTTGGCACGATAGACGCTAATATCACTAAACTTGTTGAGGGTATAGCAAGGCTTGCTAATGTAGGTGCTAAAGCTGCGGATACAACCGCTAATCTTGATAGTTTTGGGGATGCCGTAGTTCGTCTTGTAAACAAGATTAAGGGTGTAGGCGAGATAAATGTAAATCTTGCAAACACTATTCAAGGTCTTGGAAATCTCGCATCAGGCGGTGTTAAGTTTGGAAATATCGCACAATCAACAACTACTCATGTAAATAATCTTGGTAACGGTTTAAGGCGTTTAGGGGGCGTTTTAGGGCGTGTAATCAATCCGTTTAATTCGCTTCGTGATAAACTCGGAATGGTACAGAAACGCTCTAAAGGTTTAGCATCCTCTATCGGTTTACTGTATGCAAAGTTTTTTATGCTTTTGCGTATCGGCAGATGGCTTGGAAAGTCAACAGGATCAGCACAGGATTATGTAGAGAGTTTCAACTACTTTAATACCGCTCTACAGAAGATAGGTAGAGATAGCAAAGATCAATATAAGCGTTTTGGATATGATAACGCACAGGCATACGCTGATAGTTTTCAGGATAGGTTTACAACCTTACAAAAGCAAATGACAGGGTATGATGTCAATTCTCGTACAGGAGATTTAGACTATACACCCGGTAGATCACTCGGTCTGAATATTGGCGATGTAATGCAATATCAAGCTCAAATATCACAGATAACTAATTCAACAGGGCAATTAGGTGAAGTATCTATTATGGCTGGCAAAGCTATGTCTATGCTTGCTGCTGATATGTCCTCATTGTCAAATACAGACCTTGTTCAAGTGCAAGAGAACTTCCTTAGTGCCTTGAATGGTCAGACAAGAGCCGTTTACAAATATGGCGTTTCACTCCAATCTGCAAATCTTCAACAGATTGCTTACGCACACGGAATTAACGCATCTATAACCAAAATGAGCATGGCTACAAAGCAACAGTTACGCCTTATCGGTATGTTAGAGCAATCAAGGGTTGCATGGGGCGATCTCGGCAAAACGATCAATCAGCCAGCTAACCAACTTCGTATGTTGCAAGCTGGATTTGCTAATCTTGGTCGTACAATCGGCTCAATTTTCCTCCCGGCTTTACAGATGATATATCCTGTTCTTAATGGTATCGTAATGGTACTACAAGAGTTTTTCGGATGGATAGCAAAGCTGATAGGTGTTAAAATGCCTGAATTCGGTGCTATCAAAATGCCTGATATAGAAGCCCCAGCGGAAGATGCCGGAGCATTAGCCGATAACACAGGCAGAGCCGCAAAGAACGCAAAGAAACTGTCAGACAACCTACAAGGATTTGACGAGATCAACAAGCTTGACGCTAATAACGGTAACAATGGCGGTGGCGGTGTTGGTGGTGTAGGTGGAGTAGGCGATTTTGATTTATCAAAAGACCTTGCTAAACTCCTGAAACAGTATGAAAAGATATGGAACAGATATTATAAATCAAGCGAGAATAGAGCATATCAATATGCAAAGAAGATAAAAGAAGCACTCATCAAGGGATGGAATAACGGTGGAGATTTCACATTCCTCGGTTTGCAATTCGGGCAGATGTTGTCTGAAAAACTTGCTAAAATACCTTGGGATAAGATACAGAATGGTGTAAATAAGGTTACACGTTCATTCGCTACATTCCTTAATGGCGTTATTAAAGGTACAAATTGGACTACCGTTGGCAACACGATAGCACAAGGATTTAATACTATCGTAGGTGCTTTATACACATGGTTTGATACCTTTGATTTTCTTCAACTCGGAAGAAGTCTTGCACAAGGTATAAATACCGTATTCAACAAAATAGATTGGCATAAACTTGGATCAATGCTTGGCAAGAAACTTCGTGGCATGATACAGCTTGCTTTTGGATTTATAACCAACATCAATTTTGAGAATATCGGTCAGAAGATTTCAGACGCAATCAACTCATTCCTTGCTGATATGGGTGCGATTGATCCCAGAACAGGTTTATCTGGATGGGCTGAACTTGGAAAGACATTTAGTGATGGTGCAAAAGGTTTTCTTGATACAATATTGACTATTCTTGATAATGTGGATTGGGATGCCGTAGCGAAAGCAATCTCCGACTTTATGGGTGCTATTGATTGGGTAGGCATCCTGACAAGAGTAGGTAAGGTTATTGCTAAAGCATTATGGACAGTTATCACAACAGGCTTAAAAGCCTTTGCAAATGATCCTGTGGGTGTAGGCGGTGGAATAGTCGCTATACTCGGTGGAATGTTTGCATGGAGCAAAATAAAAGGTCTTTTGGGTATTGTAAAGGGTAGCTTTAGCAAATTACTTGGTAAAGGACTTACACAAGCCGCCGGAAGTGCAACAATCGGAGGTGGTGGTAAAGGTTTACTTGGTGGGCTTGCCACTAAACTTGGTGGCGGTATGAAGTCACTTGGTAACAAGTTGTCAGGACGTTTCTTGACAGGATTTGCACCGACATTCGCAGCTGGGGGAGGACTTGGTAAGGCAATCTTTACAGGATTAAAGTCTTTACTTGGATCAGGTGGGGCAATAGCAGCCGCATTTGTAGCCGCTGGTGTATCGGGTAAAATCATCGGTGATATGATAGGTGATTTAATAACCGCACAAACCGAGGAAGAAGAAACAAAACGTAAAGGATGGCACTTAAAGGGCAAGTCAAATAATGCTATAACCATGAGAAACGCAAACGACACCGAGAAAGCACTTAATCGAATCGGTAACTATGGTAAGGGATTTGGAATGGCTAAAAATGTAGCCGTAAACAGAGAGTACCAAAAGTCGCTTGCTAATATATCCGAAGCTGAACGTATATGGGCTAAACAACAGAAAGAGCATAACGATCTTGTAGCAAAGTTGACACAACAGTATAATGATGGAGAAATATCCGAAAGTGCTTATAACTATGCTATGGAAAGAGAACTTGTTTTACATGGCGAAAATGCAAAAGCCATAATCGAGGCAAGGTCAGCACATGAAGCGATTAAGAAAGAAATGGATCGTGAGCGTGGCATACAGGCTAAACTGAATGAACTTCGCAAAGCCGGAATACTCAATCAAAAGCAATATAAGAAAGCACTTGATAGGGCTTTAGCAAGTGATAAAAGTGTTGTCGGTGCAACTGATATGGCTATTTCAAGCATGAAGAACTATCAGGATGCCGTAGCTGACTTGACCGATAAGATGGATAAAGCTAATGTTCCGTCTGAACAGCAGAGAATTATCCTGAATAGATTAAAAGATGCCCTTGTAAACGGTAAAATTACCATGAAACAGTATAGAGATATGGTAAAGAGAACAGGTGGCGATGTAAATAAACTTGGTCAGGAACTTGATAAGGTCAAGAATAAGAAAATAAAGATCAGTTTAGGTATAAGCGGATATAATAGCATCAAGAAAATGCTTAATTCCATACCAAAAGAGATACCTGTCAATGTAAAGGTTACAGGGCAAAACGGAAACCCTATGACAAATAGAGAATATTCCGCAAGAGCCGCTTTACAAGGTTTGATGGGAAGTAGTGAAAACTATGAACGTCAAAAGCAAGCAAATAATATCGCTTTTGGTAAGGATGGACTCATCAAACTGAAACCGCACTTGTTTGACTTATATGCTAAAGCACTTCGAGATTCAGGGTTTAAGGTCAAGAAGTTTGCTAAAGGCGGTTTCCTTGAAGATGGCTTATTCACAATGAATCACAACGAGATAGCCGGAAGATTTGATAGCGGTAAATCTGTTGTAGCAAACAATGAGCAGATTTCAGATGGATTTGCAAAATCTGTAACCGCTACACTTGCACCAGCTATTTATTCAGCCGTAAAGCAAGCCATGAATGAAACGTCAAATAACGGAGATAATGAGGTTAAGGTATATCTTGATGGTAGGCAGATAGCCGAGAACTCTGTTAAGCACATAAGAAACATGAATAGATCGAGAAACGCAAATGTATTTGCATAAGGGGCGGTTTTATCCGCTCTTTTTTTGTGTGAGGTATAAATATGGCAGAAGTAGAACCGATTTCACTTGTCTTTCGTGAAGTCTTGAATGATCCGGGGTTAGCAGAGGGCGATTATCAAAGTCTATTCCCTCATTACATAAATCATATCAAGTATGACATTGAGGCGGTATGGTCGAGTAACACAAGGCGTAATTCTTCCGCAAAAATGACAGGAAAGATTATAGCAAACAAATACAAGTTAGATGTATCGTATAAAGCTGATTTACCGCAAGAGAAACTCGCTATATTGAGAAGCTATGCACGTTCTAATCAGGAATGGCACAAGATTATGTTTACAAATGAACTCGGAGAGAATATTACAAGGACATTCTACTTTGGAACATACAACGTAGAGCCGTATTGCTTTTGGAATGGTTTTATGTATTATCAATCTATCAATATAACGCTGATTGAGCGATAAAAGGGGATAACAAATGGCTGAATTAACTGTTGATGATGGATACAAGAATATCAGAATAGAGATTGATGGAAACATTGTTGCCACACAAGAAATCATCGAAAGTGTATCTATCACATACGGAAGTACAGACGGAAATGCACCGGGCGTTGGTGCTACGTATTCCCCTCATTGTGATGTGACAATCAACAGTAATGATATATACGGCAACACGGCACTTGAAGCCATTCAGCTTGGTGCATTATTCACAGTTAAATGTGAATTGGAAAGCGGAACATACTATACAATGGGTAATTTCTATATTGAGTTGCCTCCACAATACACAGACGATTACCAGATAACATTTTCAGGCGAGGGTA